GCGCCTTGGCCACCTTGACCTTGTTCGCCTGCCGGCATCGGTTGGAGCAGAACTTGGCCCGGCTGTCCTTCGCCAGGAATACCGTCCCGCATTCCTGGCAAGTCACCTGCCGAGTGGGGCGAAGGGCGGCAAGGGCCGCCCCGGGGGAAAACTCATTCATGCCGCCGCCACCCCCAGGTTGCCGTACCAGGTCAGGCTCCCAGTAGGCCAGCCCTGCAACTCCACCGTCTCCGGCTCATAGTCGTCAACGCAGTAGTTGTTCAGCAGCAGGGCCAAGCTGTCCCATTCCTGGCATCCGCGATATTCCATAATCCCGCCTTCGTCTTTTGAATAAACGTGGTATTTCATGTCTCTTCTCCCGGCTATGGCCATTCAATCATGGCCGTGTCACCAATCTTCGCCCGCACACGCGCCGCCAGTTCATGATCATAAGGAGCGCCACGGTTGGGGCCGATGAAGTTGCCCTGATAGTGGCCGTTGTTCACCCCCGGCTGATCCCCTGCCTTGACGTTCCACTCAATCAGCCCATGCCCGCCGCAGTCTTTGCAGGCCTGATCCCAGGCCTTGGCCGTCTTGCGGTTGGGAACTTGTTTCACGCTACCAAAAAAATACTCGCTCATGACGATTCTCCTGCCTCAATTCTCAAGCTCAAACCAAGCCGCCTCAGCAACTTCCAGGTAATTTTCCGGTCCTCCTGGTGGTCAGGCCCTGCGCCTTCCCCTTGATTATTATTATACACGCTCCCGCTACTGTGTCAACCTCCGCCCCACTTTTTTTCGCTTTTTTTCGCCTCCCGCCCCTCCACCCGCCTGAAATCCGACGAATCGTCGGAAAAATCCGACGAATCGTCGAATGACGTAACGCCAAACGCCCGCCATCCTATCCGGCATGGCAGGCATCGATCTCACCACCGCGCAAACCATGCTAGACACCTGGTTACAGGCGTCCATCAGCATCGCCGCCGGGCAGTCCGTCACCCTCGACGGCCGCACCCTCACCCGCGCCAATCTGCGCGATGTCCAGGCGCAAATCGACTACTGGGAGGCCAAGGTCAAGCGCCTCACCACCCAAGCCAACCGCGCGCCCCTCCAGCGCGTCGTCTTCCGCGGCTAACCTCGCACCCCGCGCCCGGCACCCTCACCCATGGCCCGCACCCCCGCCACCCGCCGCGCCCTCGCCCGCCAGGTCGCCACCCGCCCGCCCTACCGCCCCGTGGAAATCGCCGCCCGCGCCGACAGCCGCCCCTGGAAATCCGCCTCCCGCGAGCGCGCCGGGGAATACTGGGTCACCGCCAAGGGCGACGCCGACGCCGACCTGCTGGCCGATCTCCCGGAACTGCGCCGCCGCTCCCGCGACGCCCTGCGCAACAACCCCCTCGCCGCCGCCGCGGTCAACAGCAAAGTCACCTCCGTCATCGGCTCCGGGCTCAAGCTCAATGCGTCCATCGACCGCGAAGCCCTCAAGCTGACCGATGACGCCGCCGATGCCTGGGAAGCCCAAGCCGAGGCCGAGTGGCGTCTCTTCGCCAGCTCACCCAACTGCGACCTGGCCCGCACCCTGACCTTTGCCGAGCAGCAGGCCCTGGCCTGGCGCGCGGTCCTGGAATCCGGCGATCATTTCATCCCCCGCGTCTCCCTCACCCGCCCCCGGGGCGATTGGCCCTTCCGCTTCGCCTTGCAGCACCTGGAGGCCGATCGGTGCAGCAACCCCGAGGGCAAGCGCGACTCCGCCAGCCTGATCGCCGGCGTCGAAAAAGATAGCTTCGGCGCCCCCGTCCGCTATCACTTTTCCAAGCTGCACCCCGGCGCCACCCGCTACCCCGGCCAATCGCAAAGCTGGTCCGCCGTCCCCGCCTTTGGCGAGCGCACCGGCTCCCGCGTTTGCCTGCACCTCTACCGCCAGTTACGCACCGGCCAAACCCGCGGCATCCCCGACCTGGCCCCGGTCCTGACCGTGCTCAAGCAGCTCGACCGCTACTGTGATGCCGAGGTCGACCGCGCGGTCAAATCCGCCCTGTTCCTGGCCTTCGTCACCACCAGCGACGGCGAAGGCCTGGCCGCCATGGCCCCGGTCGAGTACACCAGCGACCGCGGGGAGTTCTACCGCGAGAAGAAGTTCGACCTTGACCACTCCTCCGTCGCCGCCCTCTTCCCCGGCGACAAAATCGAATTCTCCGACCCCAAGGCCCCCAACGCCGCCGCCGATTCATTCCTGGCCACCTTTACCCGCCTGATCGGCGCCGCCCTGGAGCTCCCCCACGAGGTCCTGACCCAGCATTTCCAGAGCAGCTATTCCGCCGCCCGCGGCGCCCTGCTGCTGGCCTGGCAGTTCTTCCAGGGCCGCCGCACCTGGCTGGCCCAGGCCCTGTGCCAGCCGGTCTATGAGTGGGTCCTCACCGACGCCATCAGCCAGGGCCGCCTCCAGGCCCCGGGCTTCTTCGATGACCCCTTCGCCCGTCAGGCCTGGCTGGGCGCCGAATGGATCGGCGATGCCCCGCCAATCCTTGACGAAAACAAGGCGATCCAGGCCGCCGAGGGCCGCCTCAACCTGGGTATCTCCACCCGCAAGGCCGAAACCGCCGCCCTCACCGGCGCCGATTACGACCAGGTCCGTCGCCAGCGCGAAAAGGAGGCCCGCCAGGAGGCTGCCTCCCCGACCCTGACCCCGGAACCCGCCGCCGCCCCCGGCCGGCCCGCCGCCCCGGCCCGCGAGGCCGATGACACCGACGACGACATGACCGATGACGACGGCACCAATGATGGCGCCGATGACGGCGACACCAGCGCCGCCACCGTCACCGCCGCCGCCGCGCACCCGGCCATCCCCCACCCGGTCCCCGAGGAATGACATGGCTGTGATGCCCCACCTGCCGCCCACCGCCAGCGACGCCCCCCGCCCCCGGGTTTCCGCCCTTGACCTGGTCGGCAACGCCCCCTGGCTGATTCAGCCCAGCACCCTGGAAACCCTGCTGGCCATCGCCGGCCGGGTCAATGACAGCCCGGAGGCCGTCGCCGCCCGCCTGGGCCGCCCCCTCGACAACAGCCGCACCGTCACCGTCCGCGATGGCGTCGCCATCGTCCCGGTCCTGGGTCCCATCTTCCGCCGCGCCAATCTCTTCACCGAAGTGTGCGGCGCCACCTCGGTCGAGGTCCTGGCCACCGATCTGGCCACCGCCGCCGCCGATCCCGGCATCAAGGCCATCGTCCTCGATATCGACAGCCCCGGGGGCCAGGCCACCGGCATTAGCGAGTTGGCCGGGCAGATCCGCGCCATCGACCGCACCGCCAAGCCCGTCACCGCCTACGTCGACGGCATGGCCGCCTCCGCCGCCTACTGGCTGGCCAGCGCCGCCGGGCGCATCGTCACCAGTGACACCGGCCTGCTGGGCTCCATCGGCGTCGTCGGCACCTACAAGCCTGAAAAGGATGCCCCGATCAAGATCATTTCCAGCATCAGCCCCCTGAAGCAGGCCACCCCCGACACCGAAATGGGCCGCGCCGAAATGCAGCGCGTCATCGATGAGCTGGGCACCCTCTTCGTCGATGCCGTCGCCACCAACCGCGGCACCTCCCCCGAGCGCGTCGTCAGCAACTTCGGCAAAGGCGGGGTCCTGGTCGGCGGCGAGGCCGTCAAGGTCGGCATGGCCGATGCCATCGGCACCCTAGAAGCCGTCATTTCTTCCCTGAGCGAGCCTAGCCCGCGCCAGGTCAACAATGGGCTCCATGCCCGCCACCCACTCAATCAAAAGGAGCAACCCATGAGTGATGTCAACGCCGCGGGCACCCAAATTCCGACGCCCGCCACCGCCGAAACCCAACCCGCCGCCCTTACCGACGCCAATATCAAGGCCATCGAATTCCAGGCCTTCGATAACGGCCGCGCCGAAGGCCAGGCCGGCGAACGCGCCCGCATCGGCGCCATCCTCTCCGCCTGGCAGGCCGCCAGTGGCCAGGCCCTGGGCATGGCCGCCGTCGCCATCGAGCAGGGCCTGAGCGCGGAGGCCGCGACCGCCATGATCCAGGCCCACGCCACCGCCCTGGCCAGCGCCTCCAAGCCCGGCACCGCCCCCGAGGCCGCCGCCTTCCGCCAGGCCTGGCTCAGCGAAGGCCAGCAGCAGGTCGACCCCGCCGATAGCGCCACCGGCGAGGAAGCCCCCGCCGATGACGCCAGCGACCCCGAGGCCGCCGCCACCCGCCAATGGGAGCGCGACGCCGCCCTCCGCGCCGAATTCGGCAACGACAAGGCCCGATTCGTCGCCTTCCGCGCCGCCACCGCCGCCGGTCGGGTCAAGATCCTGCGCGAATCCCGCGCCGCCGCCCTCGCCACCGCTTAATCCCCGGAGTCCTCCATGACCACGCTTGCCGCCAACGTACCCCAGTCCTTCAGCCTGGGCGACAACACCCAGTACCCGGTCGTCGCGACCGACATCATCTATAACGGCGCCGCCGTGGGCGAAAGCGCCGGCAATGCCCGGCCCCTGGTCGGGGGCGACCGCTTCCTGGGCTTCGCCCTAGAGCAGGCCGACAACGCCACCGGGGGCGCCGGCGACATCCTCGTCACCGTCGCCAAGCGCGGCGCCATCGAATTAGCCGTCACCGGCCTGGCCGCCACTGACCTGGGTCACCCGGTCTATGCCACCGACGACGCCGCCTTCAGCCCGTCCCCGGTCGGCGGCTCCTTCGTCGGCTTCGTCTCCCGCTACGTCTCCTCCGGGGTCGGCATCGTGGAGTTCGACGCCGTCGCCTTCCAAGATCCCTGGGCCGGATACACCTGGGAAGCCGTCTCCGACAACAAGACCCTCGACGAACAAGATACCGCCAAGGGCTTTTGGGTCACCGCCGACGCCAAGACCATCACCATGCCCGCCGTTGCGGCCATGCACTGCGTGATCATGAACGGCGTCGCCGATGCGGGCGCCCTGGTCACCATCGCCATGGCCACCGGCGACGGCGTCGCCTACAAGGATGCCGCCAGCACCGACGACAAGTCCCTGCTCAACACCAAGGCCACCGCCCGCCGCGGCGACTATGTCGTCATCGAATACGGCGATGCCAACGGCTGGCAGGTCACCCGCGCCCGCGGTGTCTGGGCCAAGTCCTGATCCTAACGCTTACGGCAGCCCCTTTCGGAGATCCCCATGCCTACCCCTCTCAGCACCCTTAGCTCCCGCGCCATCATCGGCGAATACTTCCGCCGCCTGGAACAAGGCGCCACCGGCTGGGCCAACTCGCTCAGCAACTTCTTCACCTCCGACCAGGCCGGCGAAGATTACCGCTGGCTGGGCATGTCCCCCGCCATGCGCGAATGGATCGGCGAACGCCAGGCCAAGGGCCTGCGCGAGGCCGCCTACAGCATCCGCAACAAGGCCTTCGAGTCCACGCTGGAGATCAGCATCGACGACCTGCGCCGCGACAAAACCGGGCAGATCATGGTCCGCATCGGCGAGCAGGTCGACCGCGCCAATGCCCACTGGGCCCGGCTGCTGTCCAGCCTGATCATCGCCGGCGAGTCCGCCGCCTGCTATGACGGCGAGTCCTTCTTCGACACCGACCACAGCGAAGGCGATTCCGGCACTCAGAGCAACGACATCAGCGTCGACATCTCCGCCCTGCCCCTCCCCGCCACCAGCCACGGTAGCGACGTAAACCCCGCCCCCGAGGAGCTGATGCACGCCATCCTGGAAGGCGCGCAGAAGATCCTCGGCTTTGTCGACGACCAGGGCGAGCCGATGAACGAGAACGCCCGCCAGTTCATGGTCATGGTCCCGACCAGCTACTGGAAGGCCGCCATCACCGCCGTCGGCGCCCCCAACCTGGCCAATGGCGCGACCAACATCATCACCACCGCCGACGGCTTCGGCTTCCAGGTGCAAGTAAATCCCCGCCTGACGTGGACGACCAAGTTCGCCGTCTTCCGCACCGACGGCAACGTCAAACCCTTCATCCGCCAGGAAGAGGTCCCGGTCGAGGTCTCCGCCATCGCCGAGGGTTCCGAGCTCGAGTTCGAGCGCAGGGTCCACCGCTATGGCCTCTATGCCTCCGGTAACGTGGGCTACGGCTTCTGGCAGCAGGCCTGTTTGGTCACCCTGATCTGAGGCTGACCGACCGCGGTCACTGACCGATGGGGCAACCATTGAGGATTACTTAATAGTTCAAACCCCACCTCGGTCAACCGACCGCCCGCCCGGCGCCGCCACCCGGTAGCGCCGGGCCCCGATTCCGACCCGCGCCCCTAGCGCGGACCATCCGCCCGGGTAACGTCGAGGCGACCCGCACAGGAGGAAAAGTGAATCCCGAGCGCCCCGACGCCGCCGACATCGCCGCCTTCTGCCTAATCGCCTGCGGGCTAATCCTGCTCCTGGCGCATTTCACCCACTGACGAGGCCGCCCATGAACAGCATCTTCCTCACCCCCGCCACCGCCGTCGTCAACGTGCTGATGCCGACCCTGCTGGCCCTGGTCCCTGACGACATCATGACCAGCGCGGTCGACAAGCTGCTCGACAGTATCGAAGACGCCATCGCCAACAGCGCCACCCCCATCGATGACGCCCTGGTCCTGCCGGTCATCGCCGCCCTGCGTAACAAGCTGCGCGTCCCCGATAACGATTGACCACGCCATGCCCCGCGTTATCCGTCTCAGTCGCGCCGCCTTGCCCTATGTCGAGAGCTTTTTGGCGGGCTTCGGCGCCGGCGTCCTGGTGTCCGCCTTAATGTTTTCCATCTGATGGCCGATCTCATCCACGGCCACCACGAGGATAACCCGAGCATCCCGGACTCGCGGCATGATGAGTTGATGCGAGCAATCCACAAGCTGGAAATGGACGTGGCCCATGCGACGCATCAAATCGGCGAATTGCGGGAGGATACCAATCATTTTGGCGACTGGATGCGCCAGGATACCGCACACAGCCAGTGGTATTACGACAACCGCGAGGTGCTTAGACAGATCGTGGAAAGCGCCAAGTGGGTGAAGACGTTTCGGAGGGCAGTCGCCTGGCTCATTGGCGCGGTGGCCGGCGCGGTAATGGTCGCGCAACAAGTCGAAATCTGGGTCCGGGAGCATATCCAATGACCACCTCTACCCGCTGGGCGCTAGCGGTTTTGCTGACCCTTAACTGCGTGCTGTTTGTCGCGATCATCAACCTCGGGGCCTTTGCTTCCAAAGGGCCACGCTATACCGCCGACGACGGGGCAAGGGAGCGCCATGAGCGCATCCAGGCCGATCTCGCCCTGGGGGCGCGAATTGATCTGCTGCACAACCAGCTAGCAGAGCGAGTGAGCACCGATGACCTTTGACCAGGCCCTGACCTTCGTCCTGTCCTGGGAGGGGGGTTACAGCAACCACCCCGACGACCCCGGCGGGGAAACCAACATGGGCATCACCAAGTACACCGCCCGCGCCCATGGCTACAAGGGCAGCATGCGCAATCTGCCCCTGGAACTGGTCAAGCGCATCTATCGCCAAGGCTACTGGCAGCCTTGCCGCCTTGATGATTTCCCCCACCATCCGCTCCGTCTGGCGGTATTCGACGCCGCAATCAATAGCGGATCCGGGCAATCGCGCAAGTGGCTGCAAATGGAACTGGGCACCACCCCCGACGGCATCATCGGCCCGGTCACCATCGGCGCGATCCAGGCCCTGGCCAGTGACCCCCATGGTCTCGATGACCTGATCACGCGCCTTATCGACCGCCGCCTGGCCTTTCTGCAATCCCTGCGCGGCTGGAAGACCTTTGGCAAAGGCTGGTCCCGCCGCCTCAACGCCCTGCGCAGCATCTGCCTGGGTCCTCGTCCCGCCGGCTCTGGGTTCGGCCCATGAGCGCCTTCGCCGACGCCTTCGCCGCCTGTTTTGACGCCAGCATGCCCGGCACCGTCAGCCTGTCCTGGTCCGCGGGCGGCACCGATTACAGCGCCTGGGTGCAGTTCTTCTCCGAACCGGCCCTCGACAGCGAGGGCTACACTCAGATCCAGCGCCGCGCCTACCGCGTCCTGGGCCTGACCAGCGCCATCGGCTCCCTCCGCCGGGGCGATACCGTCACCGTCGCCACCCAGGCCTACAAGTGCGTCTCCAACGCCCTCGATGACGGCTTTGGCGTCAGCGAGATCCACCTCGAGGCCCAGGCCGCGTCATGATCTCCGCCGAAGACATCATCGCCCGGTTGCAAGCCCAATGCCCCACCCTGGCCGCCGTGGAGCAGCCCACGCACCTGGAAACCCTGGAACGTGAAGCCGACCAGCTCCCCGCCGTCAGTGTCCACCTGATCAGCGACGTCCCCGGCTTCGAGCCCCTGTCCGGCGCCGGCCGCCAGTACAAACGCCGCTACGAGATCCGCGTCACCGCCCGCACCGACGAAGAACTGCGCAACGTCCGGGCGGAGATCCACTACAGCCTCCTCACCGCATGGCAGCAGGTCGATGACGGCTGGGCCGAATACTTCTACGCCCGCAGCGCCGCCAACATCATCCGCTGGTCCGGGGGCGAAATGCTTAGCCTGACCGCCGGCGCCCTGCAATGGCGCGACCTGTTCGACCTGCAAATGTGCGACTTCCCGAGCGCCTGACCCTAAGCGCCCCACCCGCCCGCACCCCGTCAGCCCACGCCGCCACCACGCCAGCACACGACCCGAACCGCCCCACCGCACCCACCCATCACCCGCACCCTGAACTGAGGAAACCGCCATGACGTTGGCAACCTGCACCGACCTGATCACCGCCAAAGGAACAAAAATCTCCATCGGCTCCGCCAACCTCGGCGGCTCCCCCACCTATACCGAAATCGGTATGGTCGAGAGCTTCGGCGAATTCGGCCCCGATGCCAATGTGGGCACGTTCGTCCCGGTTGGCACCGGCATCGCCGGCAAGTACATGGGCGCGACCGATAACGGTGAATTGTCCTTGACCATCGCCAAAACCACCACCGACACCGGCCTGACCGAACTGATCGCCGCGCAAAAATCTGATGACGCCCTGGCGTACAAAATCGAACTGAGCGATGGCACCGAGTACACCTTCAACGGCCTCTGCCGCTCCTGCCGCGTCAACGTCGGCTCCGGCGATGAGGTCGTCAAAATCAACGCCGCCATCGCCCTGACCGGCGCCCTGAACGAGGCCTGAGCGATCTAGGCGCCGCCCGCGGGCCGGTCTACCCCGCCCGCCCGCGTCGCGCCGGTCATCGCCTGATGGCATCCACCCCCTGAACCGCACCCGCACCCCCACCGCCCCCGTTTGAGGATACCCCCATGACCGATGTCGTCGGCACCGTCAAAGATCTGATTACCAGCAAAGGCACCAAGTTTTATCTCTGCGAAAGCGTCCCCGCCATCACCGGCGACGAAGCCACCGACCTGGCCGCCTTCGACGGCCTGACCTGGGTGGAGGTCGGCATGGTCGAGAGCATCGGGGAGTTTGGCCCCGAAGGCCAGATCGGCACCTTCACCCCGCTAGGCACCGGCATCGCCTGTAAATTCCGCGGCACCACCGACAACGGCGAGGTGCAGCTCAGCGTCGCCAAAACCACCACCGACACCGGCCTGATCGCGCTGATCGGCCGCCAGGGCAACCCCGCCGAGGCCGCGTTCAAAATCGAGCTTTCGGAAACCGGCGCCGCCGGCACCGGGCAGAAGGCGCAGCGCTACGTCTTCCTCGGCCTGGTCCGCTCCGCCCGCGTCACCGTGGGCTCCGGCGACGAGGTCGTCAAGGTGAGCTGTGCCATCCCCATCACCGGCGCCCTGATCGAGGGGGCCAAGGTCGACGGCACCTAGCGCTTAGCGGCACCTTCCCGCGCCCCCGTGCACGGGGGTTTCTTCCACCCACCCGCAACCACAAGAGCACATCATGGCCATCAAAGACATCAAACTCGGTCACCTCTCCGCCCTGCACCTGCGCCACCCCGCCACCGACAAACTGCTGTACAACGATGACAAAACGCCGATGGTCATCCAGTTAGTGGGCGAGCACTCGGAAGAGTACAAGGCCGTCACCCGCCGCTGGCAAAACGAGGTCCTGCGCAAACCCAACCGCAAACTCACCGCCGAACAGGTCGACGAGCGCGGCATTGACCTGCTGGTCGCCTGCACCAAAGGCTGGAAGATTCAATGGGACAAGGATCTGCTGCCCTTCTCGGCCGAGGCCGCCCGCGATCTCTACTCCGACCGCGAGCATGCCTGGATCAAGAATCAGGTCGAGGCCCATCTGTATGAGGCATCGAACTTCTTGGGGGAGTCCTCCAAGGGCTGATCCTCTGGTGTCAGCACCACGCCTGGCTAACGGCACCCCAACAGCGCGAATCGACCGGCAAGGGCCAGGCGGGCTCCCCGCTCCCAAAGCCCAAGAGTCGCGCCGAGGAATGGGAGCTCGACCTAGCCGAGATCGCCATGCCGCCGGTCCCCGCCGGCGACTGGCTCCTTGGCTGGCTCTTCCAGGCCGGTCCCCTGGCCAGCGATGGCATGGGCGCCCGCGGGCTGTCCTGGCCCGAGTTGGCCGCCTGGCGCGACTGCACCAAGGTCCTCATCACCCCCTGGGAGATGCAGGCCCTGCACCGCATGAGCGCCAGCTACGCCGGGGCCTACCATGCCGCGGAAAAGCCCGACTGCCCGGCGTACTGGCTCAGCCCCGAATTGACCCAGCTCAACGTCTCCAAGTCCGAGGCCGCGGGGCAACAGCTCAAAAGCGTCTTTGGCGCGATGGCGAAAAAGGGCCTGGCCAAGGCCGCCCCCAAGGCCAGCAACCCGCCGCCACCCGCGCCCGAGCCAGCACCCGCCCCCCAGGCCCTGGCCACACCTCAACCCGCCTGAACCGGCCCACGCCGGGCCCAGGCGGCCCCTTTATGACCTGACCCGACCCGCTCACCCGTCCACCGCCCGGAGTCCGCGCATGGCCAACCTTAGCGACCTACGCATCCGCATCTCAGCCGATGGCAGCCAGGCCGCGCGCGGCATTCAGCAGGTCCAAATCCGCATGTCCATGCTGCGGGGTGAGGCCACCGCCTCCGAGCGCCAAATGGCCGCCCTCCGCGGGGCCTTTGGCGGTCTGGCCACGCAAATGGCCGCCCTCTATTCCGGCTTTTCCCTCGTCTCCTCCCTCGTCTCCTCCTTTGTCGAGGCCAATCGCGCCGCCGGGGTCCTGCGGGCCAGTCTGGTCACCGTCACCGGCTCCATGGGCGCCGCCTCCGCCGCCTGGGAGCGCATGACGGCCTTTGCCGCCCAAACGCCCTTCAGCCTGGAGCAATCCGTCCAGGCCTTCGTCAAGCTCAAATCACTAGGGCTTGATCCGTCCACCGAGGCCCTGCTCAGCTACGGCAACACCGCCGCCGCCATGGGCAAGGATCTAAGTCAAATGATCGAGGCCGTGGCCGATGCCACCACCGGGGAATTCGAGCGCCTCAAGGAATTCGGCATCAAGGCCAAAAAGGAAGGCGATCAAGTCAGCCTGACCTTCCAGGGGGTCACCACGACCATCGGCAACAGCGCCGGGGAAATCGAGGCCTACCTGCGCAAAATCGGCGAGGTTCAGTTTGCCGGGGCCATGGCCCTGCAAGCGCAAACCCTGGAAGGCGCCCTGTCCAACATCAAGGATAGTTGGGCGCAGCTCATGGTCACCCTGGGCGATGCCGGGGCCACCGATCTAATGGTGGAGGCCCTGCGTAACATCAGCGCTGGCCTGGCCGCCCTTGACAGCTATATCGGCGATGGCCAAATGGCCCAGGAATGGGTCGACTGGTCCATGGCCATCGATGACGTGGGCCAGGCCCTTGATGATCTCGGGGATAGCTGGGTCGGCGATCTGCTCAGCGCCCTGTCCGATCTGCGCAGCCAGGCCATCGATGCCTTCCAGCAATTGCCTTACGGCTTCAAGGTCGCGGTCGTCAGGATCGTCAGCGAGGCCGACAAAACCTACGCCCTGGTCGTGGCCGCCGTGGCGTCCCTGGTCGTCCAGGCCCAACGTCTGTGGCTTGATCTCCAGAAAAGCACTCTGGAAGTCTGGTACGCCATCGAAATCGCCATCGCCGGAGTCATTGCCCGCCTGGCGGGTGACATGCGCGACATGCTTGCCGATGCCGCTACCTCCCTGCAATCCATGCCCGACCTGCTGATCCCCGACGCCCTGATCGCCAACCTGGAAGCGGGCGCCGCCAAGTGGCACGGCTACACCGACGCCCAAGCCGACGCCGCCCAAGGCCAGCGGGAGATGCAAGCCGGTATCCAGGAGAAAATCAAGGTCCTTGATCAGGAACAGGCCAGCATCGAAGCAACCGCCAAGGCCCGCATTGCCGCCAGCGATGCCGCCGTTGACGGGGCAATGCGCGACCTGCAAGCGCAGCGCAAGTTGAATCTGGAATTTAACGCCGCGGTCAGAACCCAGGCCGATCTGGAAAAGGGCCTGCTAAACACCGGCGAAACCGCCCGCGGCACCGCCAAGGCCAAGAAGGAACTCGCCGCCGCCAGTGGCGGGGCCGGCCAAGCCGCCAAGAAGCTCAGCGAGGAGCAAGAGAAGCTCCAGAAGGAACTGAACACCGCCAAAAACACCGTCGAGCAACTGATCCAGCGCTACCTCCCGGCCACCGCCGCCGCCCAGGAATATGCCAAAGCGATGCAGGCCCTGGCCATCGCCAGCGCCGCCGCCGGGCTGTCTCAGGAAGAAGTCGCCGTCATCACCCAAGGCCTGCAACGCGACAAGGCCAAAGCCACCGATGACGCCCGCCGGGAGGCCGATGGCTTTTACAAGGCCTGGGCAGAAGCGGTCGACAACATCGACGACACCTTCCAGGGCCTGTGGCGCTCCCTCATCACCGGCCAGGGCGATGTCCTGGGCGATCTCAAGGCCACCGTCCTGGAATGGGTGGCCGATCTGTCCTATCAGCTCCTCCTCTCGCCCCTGGTCGTCCCCATCCAGGGTATGCTCATGGGCATCATGGGCGGCGGGTCAACAGGAGTGACGGGCGCCGCCAGTTCGGCCGGCGGCCTGTCTTCCGCCTTTTCTGGGATCTC